ACCAGTTACAACAAAGGCTCCATTGACTTTGAAAACGGATCACGCATAGTATCAGCCACAACAACTGAAACAACTGGTCGTGGTATGAGTATTACCTTGCTATACGCCGACGAGTTTGCGTTTGTGCGACCCACTATTGCCACAGAGTTTTGGACCTCCATATCACCTACCTTGGCCACAGGTGGTAAGGCCATTATCACAAGTACCCCCAACTCAGATGAAGATCAGTTTGCGCTGATTTGGAAAGGTGCCAACCGGTGTATAGACGAGTTTGGCAACCCAACTGAACTGGGCATGAATGGATTCCGAGCATTTAGAAGTTACTGGCGAGAGCACCCAGACCGTGATGAAAAGTGGGGCGAAAACATGCGGGCGCAACTGGGTGATGATCGTTTCCGCAGAGAGATTGGTTGTGAGTTCATTATCAACGATGAAACACTCATTGCTCCAGCCAAGTTATTGGACTTAGAAAGTCGTGATCCTTGGAAACGCACAGGACATGTGCGTTGGTACGAAGCCATCAAGCCCGACTCAATCTATGTAGTGGCCCTGGATCCAAGTCTAGGCACCGGTGGCGACCCTGCGGCCATACAAATCTTTGAAGCCAATACTACACGTCAAGTGGGCGAATGGACACACAACCGCACACCCATTCCAGAACAGATACGCATCCTGTCGGATATCTGCAAGCACATCAATGAAACTGTGCAAAACGACAAGAACATCTACTACAGTATTGAAAACAACACCATTGGCGAAGCAGGCTTGATCTCTATTGCAGAATTTGGCGAAGAAAACATACAAGGTTACTTTTTATCAGACCCGCACATGAGCGGCAGTAACAGACGTATGCGCAAAGGATTTAATACCACGCACAAGAGCAAACTTAGTGCCTGTGCCAAAGTAAAAAATCTAATAGAAACCAACCGAATGACGGTGTACAGTTCAGCCTTGATAAGTGAACTCAAAACTTTTGTGGCTTCGGGCTTGAGTTTTGCCGCAAAAATTGGTGAAACAGATGACCTGGTTATGAGCATGTTGTTAGCCGTGCGTATGATGCAGGTTTTGCAGAGTTTTTACACAGAACTAGACAGCCAAATGAAGGATCACATGGACAACATAATTGAACCCATGCCCTTTATCTCAGTGATGCACTAAATATAACACTATGGCAGCAACCTCACCTGGACAACAACTAAACGATTTATTAGTCACTAGAAATTTTGACCCTGAAGCACTGAATGCAAAAACTGGTAAGCCGCCCTTGGATGACCAAGGCGCTCCAGACCCTGACAACGCTGACATGTTCACTTTTGACTGGGTAGCAGATTCTGGTAAAAACTACGGCACAGTGGTTTGCTTGATTGGCGCCGACAACAACTTTGAAGTTTACTTTGGTGACAATTTAGGTCGCGGAATGGAGTTTGACGACAAGGCCGACTGGTACGAATTTCTAGATCAGTTGCGTAACTTTGCCAAGCGCAATTTGTTACGCTACGACTTGCAAAACCTACGTAGATTAAAATACACCATGGCTGGAATGGCTGCCATCAAAGAAGGCTTGTTTGAAGGCTACTATGGCAACAAGAAAGTTAGTTATGCTGGCGAGCCTACACAAGCCCGACTCATGATCAAACACAATCGCACACTAGGTGAAAACGATGCACGTTTCCGCTATGTGGAAAGCCTGTTTATTGAAACAGCCGAAGGTGAAGTGTTCAAAATGCCGTTCAAGAAACTAGCCGGTGGCCGAGCCATGCTGGAACATGTGCGTCACGGTGGCACACCTTATGATGCCCGTGGACAACACATTGTGGAAATTGTTGAGCAAATCAATGTGTTATCACAGTTCCGTAGAGCACATCAAGGTCGAGTGTTTGAAGGTGCTGCCGGTGAACTGGTAGCAGAAACGACAGAATACCTAAATCGACTGCGTCACAATTTAAAAGTCGTAAGCAACGATCGCGGTTACACACAATACTTTGAATCATGGAGTCCAGCAGATGTGTCGGAATCCGATCTCATAGTGGAAGATTTAAAAAGCCTCTTTGTGGAAACACGTATTGATCCACGCATAGAGCAAGCATTGCCTATGTTGGCAAGAATACAAAAGGAAGCACTAGCCATGAAAGAAGCAGAAATATTTGAATCCTGGGCCAATCGTATTGTAGAAGGTACTTGGGCATTACCAGAAACTCCTGAGCAACAAGATGAACTCAAGATGCTGATGAGTCAACCACTTGTGGCAGGTGCTGATGGCATGAATGCTACAGAACAACTGTATGGCCTGGTTGGCGATGACGAGTTGTTTGACATCATTGGAGAGATTGCTGTAGATCCTGATGCCAACATATGGGACGATGAACGTGTGCAAAATCGACTGGAAGAATTAGGCGTGTACATGGTCACTCCAGCAGAACCTGCTGTGGCGGCTGAAACACCTCCTGTGGCTGAAGGTGACAACCTGAGCACATTCGAACAAGTCGAGTGCAATCAAACTGTAGAAGGTGAATACTGCCCAGAACACGGTTTGGAAGAGTGCGGCAATTACGGCATGTACGAATCAGATTTGGCAAGATTAAAATCATTGGCTTTGATCAAATAACATAAATAAACACACAAAAGAAGTGTGTGTAGTAGCGTACACTTCCGTAAACAACTAGTTAGGCAAAATTCTCTACCGTAAAGGTAGGAAACACAGACAGGCTGTGTTAAAATAACCTTGTAGGCAACACATTTAAGTAAATCTTAAATTTTTAAATCATATTAACGCACAAGAAAGGCAACACAATATGGCATCATTAGCAGATATTCGCGCACGTTTACAAGCGGCAGAATCAAAACAGGGTGGATCGTCTACCGAACGTGGAGACAACTCCATATATCCCCATTGGAACATGGAAGAAGGCGCCAGCGCAACACTACGCTTCCTCCCCGATGGTAACACAAAAAACACATTCTTCTGGCAAGAACGAGCAATGATTCGTTTGCCTTTCAATGGCATCAAAGGAGAAATGGAATCCAAGCAAGTCATGGTTCAAGTACCTTGCGTGGAGATGTGGGGCGACGCCTGCCCAATCTTGGCAGAAGTACGCACCTGGTTCAAGGACAAGAGCCTTGAAGACATGGGTCGTAAGTACTGGAAGAAACGCAGTTACATCTTCCAGGGCTTTGTGCGTGAGAACCCCTTGAACGATGACAAGTCACCAGAGAATCCAATTCGTAGATTCATCATTGGTCCACAAATCTTTACCACCATCAAAGGTGCGTTGATGGATCCTGAGTTGGAAGAATTGCCAACAGACTATGTACGTGGCCTGGACTTCCGTATTAGCAAAGGTGCCAAAGGCGGCTTCGCTGACTACAATGGTTCCAAGTGGGCTAGAAAAGAGTCAGCATTAACCGAAGCAGAACAGGCCGCAGTTGATGCACATGGGCTGTTTGACTTGAGCACATTCTTGCCCAAGAAGCCTACAGACGTTGAGTTGAAGGTGATCAAAGAGATGTTTGAAGCAAGTGTAGATGGCCAACCATACGACACAGAGCGTTGGGGACAATATTTCCGTCCTGCTGGTGTGCAAGCACCTGCTGGTGGATCCGCTCCAGCACCTGCTGTGGGCGAAGGCGCTCCTGCGGCAAAACCTGCACTTAAAGTAGTAACACCTGCACCCGCAAGTGACTTTGACGAAGACGATGCTCCAGTAGCAACTGCTCCAGTAGCAAAACATGCCGCTGGTGGTCAAAAGGCCGAAGACATTTTGGCCATGATTCGCGCACGTCAACAGAAGTAACTGTAACGACTTTACACAAGGGAGAAATCTCTTGTGTATTTGAAAAATCATTATGAAATTTGATCTAGTTTTTGAAAACTCTGGAGATGTTATTCCTTTTGAAGTGATGATGAATCACGAATTGTTTGAATATTTTGTTAACAAATGTCAGAAAGAGTCTGCTAACAAGTTTTCTAACCAAGGAAAATTATCTAGTATAGTTGATCAACGACTGAGAGATTTACACTGGTCTATTTCAAAGACCAATGAAGTTTTATATGGGTTAATCAAAAAGAATTTTGTCGAGCATACTGATTTGACACAATATCTAGACCAGACTTTTCTAAATCTAATACATAGAGATTGGGTCTTTTCACAAAAGGACGTGGTCGACGTTGAACAGTTAAAAGTCAGCAACAATCCAATTGTTAGTAAGTTAGGTTATAAATTACACGAAGCATTACCTGATGATCAATTACAAATTAAATTAGCACATGCCTTATTAACATTAGGATATATTTTTCCTTATGAAGAAGTAAACCTAGGTGTGCATAGACTTGAAAATTCTTTTACCAAAGAAAATCTCGAGTTCAGTGCCGAAAAGAAGTGGAAAGTATTTGACAATCCGTTTGTAGATTCAATGATTAGTAATAACAATATAGTAAATTTTTGTTTTGGATATACTTATGTTGGACGACAGTACTATAACAAGTTTGAGAAGTTTGATACTGAATTACAATTTGAAGATCATTACAACTATGAAACACTTGAATATTCGTTCCAGTTAAATCTCAGTAATCCACAGACTTTGCCTTACAGCAAAGAATTTTTGGACTGGGCTAAACGGCACAGAGTAAAACTTGTAACAGATCAAATACCTATAGCCAACTGCATCAACATTGACAAAAATCTATTTGGGTATAGAAAAATACTGTATAGAAATTCTAAATCAAACAACCAAGTCTCGATAAATTTAAACTAAAGGAAATAATATGGGAAAACCATTTGACGTAAGTAAGTTCCGCAAGGAAATCACCAAGAGCATTGACGGATTGTCGATTGGATTTAACGATCCAACTGACTGGATCTCAACAGGTAACTATGCCTTAAACTATTTGATCTCCGGAGACTTTAACCGTGGCATTCCATTGGGTAAGGTCACTGTGTTTG